CGATCTTCTTTGTCTCTATGCCAAACAAGTTCTAAGGTAGGGATACTTTGAGAAAATTCTCTAATAATATAATCACTTTGTTTTATTTCTTTATATGGTCTATCTTCCATCACATTTCTTTTGTTATAAGAACTGGGAAGGTATAATTATCTATAAACTCAAAATGCCTATCGTACTCTGCTTTATAGAGTTTACCCTTATGGTTTTGACGAAAAGCAGAAATAAATCTTTCTACATCAAAAGAAGGAGATACAAATCCCACTTCATCATCTGAGATCCATAAAGGTATTATTTTTTCCTCCTCTACTAACTGTATGCAAGCTTTTAACCTCTGAGGGCATTGTGTAAGTCCGCAGTCGTCAACAAGTAAGATAAAAGTATCTTCAACATACTCTAATGTTTGAGTTAGTACTTTATATATATCTGAAACGTCACTACAGAGACAATCTAATCTAATACAGTCATACCTTGTATTATAGCTTTCTAATATTTCAGGGAGATTATTTAATATGTCGCCATCGCTTGGAAAAAAAGAACTACCTGTACCTGTTAAATATTTCCAGGTTTCAATCCTTCTTCTAAGTTCTTCTACATTTCTAGCCCATGTATACCACTCATGTGAACCTTCTCTAGTACAAAGTCCAAAATTATCTATTCCATAATACCTAACTTGATTAGAATAAGGTTTATGAGAAAAACAATCTGAGTGCATTAATGACCAATCCCCATTTCCAAATCCTAATTCAAGAAAACTTTTAGGTTCGAAAATATTTAAGATTTCAAAGCATGCCTCTAAGACGAAGGGTCTAGACTGTGGATTACAGAAAGCGTTTCTAACGCTCTGTTGTTGGTGAAAAAAACGTCTGTTCATATAACCAATTAGTATCTACTTACCAGTAACCTGAGAAGTTTGAGCTACCTCCTAATGATTTCCAATAACGGCCAATGTTACATGACCAGTAACCTGCTTTTGTTTTATCTTTTTTAGTAGCACATTTATGACGTGCTGCAAAAGAAGCTCTTGCTCCTTTCTTCTTAAACTTAACTGAAAGACCTGTATCCCCAAAAGATACTTTTTTAACATTACCTTTTTTAGATTTTACATAAACGTAGAATTTTTTAGAACCACCACGTTTAGGTTTATTTAGCTGTACTTTTTTACCTTGGTATTCAGCTTCATTCATATATCCAACAGAAGCTTTTAGTAAATCGAATCCATTGTAATCAAATGATTCGTTATTAAGTGCTACTGCTTTTCTAAATTTATCCATATCGATCTGGCCACCAATTGACTCTACTAGTTCTTTAATCATATCAAAGTCTATCATCTCCTCAATAGAAGATGCTTCATCAATTGTATCCTCGTTTTCAATCATTTCGTCAATAAGTGAACCAATTTCGAATAATGGATTATATTTTTTTGATACCATCGGAAGATCTAAAGGAACTCTCATTCCATTATAGTCTCCATATTCTCCGATATCAGTTGTTTCTAAAAGTTCAATATCTTCTTCATTTAACTCGATATCCCCGTTACTATGCGCTTCTCTTGCTTCTTTGAATAATTGTATAAAGGCATCAGAGCTATAACGGTAGACATGCTCATGTAAAGAGAGACCATTGTCTACATGGTACTGTAGTGATGGGTATCCGATAATGTCTTTTAGTTTAATCATAATTAAAATATATCTGGTGCAAACTGATCCATGTTAACTTTTTTAATAGCATCTAAAATAGCATCTTGATCATTTTCATCTTGAATACCGTTGATGATAATCTTAGCGAAAACTTCTGGTCCTACTTTATGTAGAATTGCTTCTAATCCTTTTTTAGCTACTCCTAGTTCTTCGTTAACACCGTAGGTCTTACAAGGTGTTTGTCCACACCCGCAATTTTTTTCTTCGTTAAGTAAAATATCAGTTAGCTTCATTATTAAAGTCTTTTCTATAAAACTTTCCTAGTATATTGTCATTAATGTACATATGACTATATGTCTCTAGGACGTCATTTATAAATAGGTGCTTACACTCATAATATGTTAAAAGCTTCTTATTAGGTACTAAATCTAGTATTTTCTTCTCAAAATCTGCTCTCAAGTCTTTTGATTCTTTTACTAGCTTTATAATTGTAGGATGAGAACCGTAGTATTCTTTCCAATCGGATTCGGTTCTAACTTTCTGTTTAAGAGGAACTCGTCCTCCTATTCCTTTAGCTTTACGTTCTTCGCGTAATGCTTCTAATGCTCGTTTACCGAGTCTTTTGTTCCTTTCAAAATAAAGGACTTTCTTACCAATATATTTTTGGCCGGTAGGTTTATGGTGCACCTCATAGATGAATCCATAAGTGTCTTCTGGGAAGTCTGAAATATCGTTGAAGATCCTACCCTGGAAAGTCCAGGTAGGGTTAGTCATATCCATAAAATTAGGTTTTGGTCGCTAGAGCTTTGACTTCAGCTCATCGATCTGTAACTGCTGTTCTTTAACAGCCTGTATCAATAACGCGACAATTTTTTCATAACGTACTGCTAGATAACCTGTGTCTCTTTGGGTTACTACTTCTGGCAGCACTTTTTCGATTTCTTGAGCGATAACACCAACATCGTGACCGCTATGCTCAGAATTACTATTCCAATCAAATTCATATCCTCCTATTTGATTTATTTTATTTATTGCGTCACTTATAGGAGTAACGTTATCCTTTAATCTTTCATCAGAAGAGAAGTAAGCAGTAATATCAGCTGTTGCATCAATTGAACCAGTTACGAATAAATTATCCTGTACTGTTAGGTTCCCTCCTACTAAAGTATCTCCAGAACCAGATACTCTAAATGCTAATTTAGTATACTGATTACCTGAGTAGTATCCTCCATCACCAGAAACAACAGCAAAGCTATCGTATCCATCGGTTGCATTATCTCTAATACCTACTACAAAGTGCCCACCTTCGTATGCTTCAATTAACGAACCAGATTGCGTACCTCCAACTAAAGTTGCTAATCCTACATGCGATGTAGGGGTAAAGTTAGTTAACGAAGTACCACCAATTGTTAAATGTGTTCCATCAAATGTTAAATTAGCCTCAGCGTTTAGGTAGTCTGTACCTTGTGCAGTTACCAATCTATCATTAGCATTATTTGCTATATTTAATTGGCTACCACTAGCTGAAGAAGAAATTTGTGCTAATGAGGCAGAAATACTTCCCCAGTCGTCTATCGTAACGTCGTTCGAATCAACATTACCGGCTACAGTTAGAGTACCTGTAAATGTGTCAGTTGTATCTTTTAGAAATTCATTATGGATACTAGAAGATAAGCTGCTTATAGTACTATCAAAACTACCTGATATACTTTGCCTTTGAGTGTGTGCTGAAGAAGAAAGTTCTGCTATAGAGCCTGAAGCTGATTCTGATACTGCATTATCTAAAGCTGAGGCAGAGTTCCATAAATGTACTCTCTGTGTATGAGCTGATTGCGATAATGCTTGTATAGAGCTAGAGTTGTAATTATAGAGAACATTTCTATGAGTATGAGAAGATGCAGATAATGCTGCTATTCTTGCTACCCTATCAGCATGGAATGATGCACTATCTATTGACCTTGAAGCCTCTAAATCTGCATCAGTTGCATAAAATCTATCTAAGGATGAACTAAATTCGTATAGGTAGCCTAACGATGCAGAAACATCTGACCAGCCTGTAATGCTAAGAACTCCTTCTATGTCACTATCACCTACTAAGGAAGATGAACCAGAAATATGCTGTGAGCCTGTAAGTATATGATTATCATCTAAGGTGTCCCCAAATGAGGTAGAACCTGTAGAAGTTGAAGAGATGATAGTCTGTGATTGGAATACTTTAGCGGTCATTCTACCGTCTACTACCACATCTCCTTTATGATAATGTGAACCTGTTACAATTAAGTTATTGTTATCGTAATCAAATTTAAAATTGTTAGAACCAGTAAAAGTAATTTGAGCGGCAATAGAACCTGTACCTTCTTTTAACTGTACAGCATATTTATCTGCTTTAGGAGTAGGAAACTCTACAGCAACAAAAGGAGCGTCAGACTGTGATCTGAAAAGCTTTAATTCTGAATTGGTAGAAGATGCTGAATAGAACAACTCTTGGAAGTTCTGATCCATCTCGGCATGGGTTAGCCCTGATCCTTTTACCGTTCTTAATGTAATATTACTATCTGGCATCTTATTTCTTTTCTAACTTAGATATTCTTTCTTCTAAATCGAATATAATGCTACTTTGTTCTCTAATAGCCTCGACCAATACAGGGACGATACCACTATAGTTAACACCAAGATAGCCATTATTATCTTCTGATACAACTTCTGGTAGAATTTTCTGTATGTCTTGTGCAATAACACCTATGCTTTTCTCTTTTGTATCTTTATAAGTAAAATATACTCCGTCGATATTATTAACTCTACTTAGAGCATTGTCTATAGGTCTAATATCTTCTTTTAATCTTAAATCTGATCCTTGCACAACTGTACCAGATGCTTTAATAGAACCAGACACCATTAATTTGTACGACAATGGTAGATCGTTATTCTCATTTACACCAATACCTAAATTATTATTTTCATCTAAAATAACTCCTTGGCTTGATGATACAGCAGAAGAACCGGAGAACACAACGAGTCTCTTATTTACTCCTGCATTCTGTAATCCTTTTACTAAACTTATGTCAATAGAACCACTGTTGACTGGGACTTGTGAGCTACTAGGGTAGTACAGAGTTAATATCTGCCCATTAGTAGAAGCGGAATAAAAATAGGCTCCAAAGTTATTATCTAACTCTGCGTAGGTTAACGGTGTGCCTTTATCTGCTCTAAAATTTACTGCCATTATAAATCTAATTTTACGACAAACGTCATATCAACATTTTCCGATTTTGGTATTGGTCTATTCGTTTTTGCAACTGCAATTAACTCATTTGCATCATTGTACAAACCAACTGTTGTTACATAGGGTCTAAAACTACTTCCTGTAATGTTGTCCCTAATGGTATTATCTGATCCTGTAATTGCAGAAGGGTTATAAGTGAAATTCATCTCAGCTTCCTTCACAGTACAGTGAACGTTATATGTATAAATAGGTAGGTTTGATTTCCAGTGCACAATAGGTCTTGCATAAGTTGAATAATACCTAGCTGCATGGTCATCAGTAATGATAATCTGTCCTTGATTATAAATTACATCTCCTACTACTCTTTCTGTTCTTGTATAAGGTAGGGTAGAGCCAGATAATACTAGTCTACCTTCTTTATCGTCTACTACTTCGTATCTTTCAAATAAAATACTTTCATCTCTTTCTAGATATTGACTACCTGTTTCGATTACGTATTCTCCTTCATCTACAATATAATCATCTAAATCGATAGGTAATGTCCCATACCAGTGTTCTAAGTCCTCTACGTAGTCATCTGCAAAGTTGTCTGCTCTAGCATAACCTACTTCCCAGTACTTATCCTCCTCTTCAAAGAAAGGCTTCAGGACTACTGTTCCTGGTTCAATATGCGTACCGTAAACGTCTCTTGGAATAGAAATAACACCTACCTCACAGCTACTACTTCTTGAACCGGTTAAGGTAAGGCTAGTCTGTAATGATAAGTTATAAGATCCAGAGAAAGTACCTAATTTATTACTACCGGAATAGTAATTATGAAAAACACTATCAAAAACTAACTTTTGATATCTATTGTTTAGGTAGTCCGTAGGGTAAGGGTAACCTGGTGTTGAACCTGAAAATCCTCTTAGAACCTCTAGACCGTAGCTATCAACTGTACTACCTGATGCATACCACTGCTTTTTAGCAGAGTAATCAGATATATAAACATCTTGACGGTTTAGTTTCTTGTAAGCGCTCATTCATTATTAATAGTCTAACTTGATACGTACCAAACTTTCTTTTGTAAAGTCCTTTAATAGAGGTCTAGATAGTTTTGCTACAGCAAGTAGATCGTTATTATCATTATACAGTCCAACAGATGTAATAAAGGCTTGAGGGGTATTAATCATTACATTATGTCTCAATTCACCTGAACCTGTTATTAATGATGGATTAGTAGAATAATTAAACTCAGAGTTTCTAGCTCTAACAAATACGAAGTTAGAAGTGATTGTTTCTTCAGATTGAACTCTAAAACTACCACTATAGTCTAGTGCGTTAAAGATTTTTCTATTATTTAACGATGCAGTATTAGCAGCTCTGTTGATATTGAGGTTTAGTCCTCCAGCAGTAGCAGAAGCATCTAATGCTTTACCGTTTAAAATGATAATACCAATATCTGGGAGGAGTTTACCGTAGGAACCTGACCCTTCAGTGTACCCATTATCGTTTTTAGCTGCAGAAGATTTAGTACCTAAAGAGCCTGTGATAAGTTCATATACTCTTCCTGCGTCTGTATAAGTAACAGTAGAAACCTGATTGCTATTATCAGTTAATGATAAAAAGTCTCCAGAAGAACTATTGTTTAGTTGTAAAGTTAAACTACCAGGAAGTAACTTTTCTTTATATCTAGCTCTATCGATTGATATTACATAGAAATGCTCTGCAGTTGTTGTACCAAAAGTAAAGTCATCTTCTTCAGTACCTAGTACTAGGTTTCTATATTGACCGTAGATAGTAGAAGAAGGAGTTTTACCTGCTACAGAAGAGTTAAAGTAAAGTGAACCACTTCCTTTTTTATCTGCATATGCTACTGAAAATTGTACTCTAGCAGATGTATCAGTAGATGCTGTCTGGTAGATATCGTAGTAGTAGTCTGCAGAGGTTCCACCTACCTGTGTAGATGAAGTATAAAAAGATGATAGTGTAGTATTTTGACCGGACCAAACAGGAGTGGTTACCGATTCAGCACTAACTACAACATCTTCCGCATCAAATCTTTTATATGACATAATTAGTTAGTTTTAGTAATTGTTACTGGAATCGTTAATCTTGCTCCTGATCCTCTACCAATTACAGTTAAAGTTGTCTGTAGTTGTGTGTTAGATCCGAATAAAGTATTTACTGAAGTGGCAACTAGGTTAATTGAAGTACCTAAAACTGTCTTAGAAACGTTAGTTCCGATAGTAGTTCCGGTATTTAGTCTTTCTGCTTCTTCTGTGTTAATACCAACACCTGTAAATGAATTAAGTGTTCTAACATCAGCGATTGTAGCTGTGTAACCTTGAGTTTCAAAAATTGATGTAGCTCCTAAGTAGTTTAGCGTTTGAGGGGTAATTGCTACAGAAGCTCCTTGTCTCAATGATACAGATGTTACACCTAAATCAAGAATAGGTAGTTTAGAAGTACCTCGTGGTAGAGTTGTTAATTTGTACTTCATAATTTGAGTCTCGTCTGGGAAAGCTTCCAATAACGGTAAGTTTTCGATAGCTTCTCCATAGAGTGCAGAACCAGAGGGATGTAGTGGATTGTATAAGGTGTAATCAATCTCATCATCTGCTAAAGCAAATTGAGTGATTTTAAAAGAACCGTCCCCTCTAGCTAACAGTTCTCTTCCCTTTTTCGTTAGGATTGCGTCCACCGTCACAATTGAATTGTCTAAGTATCCCATTTTATGTAATTGTGTTTTATATAAATATATGTTATTTTAGTTTATTAAGCAAATGAAGTCACTATACCGTCCTCATCTGTTATATATACTCTGTTTTTTTCAATAGAATATACTTTAGCGTCAACAGCTTTCCTAAGATCTTTAGATCCTTCTACTTCAACATATAAAATATTACCTGTTAGAGGGAAGTTGGGGAATGTTAAAATACTCCCACTTAGTTGTCTGTATGAGTTAAAATACACTTCTATCTTAGTTCTATCCGAGTCAGATAGTCCTTTAATTGTATTAGTATCCGCATCAGAAGAGTGTACACTGCCTTCAAACACCTTAAAGCTCAAAGCAGGTTCTGATCCAGATACACCTGTTTCTAATACATGTCTTGTTAGTGCCTCTTTAGATGCTGTAAAATTAGTAGTAGCGTTTGTCAACTTTGCTCCTAGGTACTTACCTGAGATCAATCCTGCAGTTTCATATTTACTATCAGGTATTTGAGCTCGTTGAGCAGTCTGACTTAAAAGAGCATCTAGATTTGTTGGTTGTGCTTGTGATGTAGATCTATCTACCACCTGTACTACCGAATTTAATAATAATGTCTGTGCAGATCCCTGGAAGGGGTTGTAGTCGCTATTGAAGTAACTACTCTCAAAATATGGAAAGAAAACAAATTCTGAATCTTCTTCTATTCTGGTCCCAGGACTGTCCTCATCCGGTATTGTGTTTACAACTATTGGATCAAAAGAAAAGAAGAAATATGTGTTCTTTTTCTGTCTACCTGTTATAGTGGCTTCTACTCTCTGTCCTGCAAAATCAAACTTAAACTTATCTACCTCTTTCAAAGTCGAAACTAAGTTATTTCCATTCAAATCTCTAAGAGGTACAGACATACCGAGTATAGTAAAAGGAGCTACGGGTACTTCATCAGAACCAGATAGGCTGGAACTATAGAATATATTGGCATTTCCTCTACCGTAAAAATTAGGATCGGTATTAATAAACTCTTCTAGATTCATGCTTGAATTTCAAAATATGTTTCTTCATCTTCATCATTAAACTTAGCATAGAACTTATTGCCAAGTGTCTGTTCACTGTATCTATAAATAGTCAGCGGGTTTTCAGTCGATATAGGTGAACCAGTACCGGACGGGTTATCATACCAGCCAGTAAATGTTGCACCATATCCTGCATAATCACCGTAGTTAACTGTTGCTGAGGCTTGAATTGTAAAGAACTCATATGTATCAAAGTCATGAGCAAAGCCATAACTTGATGTAATTTCAGCTACAGATAACGGGTAAGTTATACTAACTGTTTCATCTGTTTGTGTATCGTCAACTACACCGGCAATATAGTATTCACCTAAATAGCTACCTGTAAGTGCTATAATACAAGCAGGTGGTGGTGGTAATGAGAAGTTAAATGCAGTAATGTCTAGCTGTATAATAGGTTGTGCTAGGTTTAAGAATGGGTTATTCTTTCCTACTTCACCATCAGATGCAATAACTAATGAACCAGACAACTCTCCGTTGTACATTGGAGATTCATCAGTAACATTTCTAACTGCTATACCTAATGGAGTAACAATATGCCCTTCGTAATTAGTAGTATATCCATAACTACCTGAAGAGTCATATATACCTCCTGAACTACCAGTTACTGTGTTTGTCTGAATAGAAGCAGAGTACTGTTCATCGGTAAATGATACTTCAACCTGTTTTACCTTACTTCTATGTAATTTAGGTGACTTAATTATTATACCTGTATCTACTTTTGATCTTGCAGGTACAAAGTCTTTAATCATTTTAAAGATTGCACTGTCAAAGAAGTTAAGTAATCTTATAAACGATTTAGGAGATTTAGCAAATGCTAAAACATCATCCCAGTTTCCTTCTATGTTAGACCACTTGTCTTGAATAGTATCCCAAGTAAGTCCTAACTCTACTATTTCTTCTCTATAAGCGTTTAGTTCGTCGTACTTATCTTCAAAGCGTAATCTTGGATCACCAATATAGCTATCTATGTCAAAGCCAACATTTCCAGTTTTAGTTTCCAGTAGGTCATCTGTTAGCTTAGATATGTTAAATGCAATCTCTACATTATGTATATCGTCAGTATATTTTTTGTCTTTGTTTTCTACAGAAACATATCTAGACAGTGTACTACCAGATACATAACTACCTGTATTATCTGTTCTAATTTTATATGAACCACTTCTGTATGTATCGCTACCTGATTGGTATAAACTTGAAGTAATAGAAGCGTCAGGTCCTAGAAAAGAAAATTGATCTACCTTAGCACCACCGAATGTTCTAATTTTTAAAATAGATTCAGGTATACCAAAACAGTTTATCAACGCTCTTAAACCTCTTTCAGTTCCTTTAGTTTTAACTAAGTGAGGTAAGTTGTGGTAAATTCTTTTATATACTTCTTTCTCATAATCATTTTTAGGTACAGGTTGTAGGTATTCTAATGCTGTTGATCCACTATTATAAGAAGCAGAAGTTGCAACAGACATAGAAGTAATATTCTCACTTCCGGTAGGGAATGATGAACCTAAAAATCTAGCAAATAAGTCGTCGGTATTTTGATTAGTAGAATATAAGTTTACACCAAATGATTCTACTACATCTCTTACTAGGTCCTTACTTACACCAAAGTTTAAACGATGATCGGTATCGTATTTATCGGCTACAGCTTTAAAGTAAATCCAAAGATTGTCAAAGTGTTGAGCAATCATATGAATAAACATTAGGTATTGCTCGTTGTTTGGATCTTCTCTAAGGAAAGCAGGTATTGTATTTGTCAGTATATCTACATTACTAACATCGTAGTTAGAAGCTGATATCAACTGTACATCTAACCAGTCACTAGCAGCAGAAGAATCAGAGGCATAATTAGTATAGGGTCTAGAGGTATTACTTTTAGGCCATGCTTTAGAACCGCTAGAATAATATAAAAACCTATCGTAGTGATCAAAGTTGTTTACTAGACCTCTAATCAAACCTTCGTAATAGCTTTGGCTTCCAGAGATTTGAGTTAAAAAGTTAGACCCACTAGGAGAAGCGGCCGAAGCTGATATAGTACTTATAGCTTCTTCGTAGCTTTCTATTAACTGTAATTTATAGTGAAAGTTTCTTAATCTTTCTTCTGCTGATGAGAAGTGAATAAAGTCGCTGTAATCTTCGTGGTTAACAGCGATCTCTGCTCCAGCGTTGTTGAATAAACTAAACAGTTCATAATAGGAACCGGATACCGGGTAAGAGAATAAATCGTTATAGTTTAAAAACTGTGTAGGTTCTGTCGACTTTTCTACTTCTTCTACAGAAAAGTTAGGACCTTTTAGAAAAGGTATTTTTAATGTATCTACAATAGGTTGTGCAGTAACTTCGTAGAGTATGCTATCACTAACAATCTCTTCTACAGTAAACTTATCTTTAACAGTTAGGTCGTCCGCTAGTGGACTATATAACCTTAATGTTAGATATGTTACTCCGTTTTCAACTAACGTACTTGCATTAATACCTAATGCAAAATTGTTTTCACCAAAATCTACTCTAAATTGAGAAAAATATGAAGCGTCTTCTAATTTCTTTCTAAGAGTCTCAACGTAGCTGACAATTTCTTCAGGAGTAAGTTCTAGTGTAGAAGCTTTAATTTCTGTTCTATCACTTGATATTTCAGATATAAAAAATGAACCTCCTTTTTGAGTTTCTGAGAATAGGTTATTAGTAAAGTTGTAAAGTACTCTTATGTCTCCAGTAGAGTAGTTTAATTCTTTTATATCTTTCTCAGGATCTAATACAACGGAGGTTGCACCTCTATCTCCACTTATTTCAGCACTACCGTCAAAAGTATACCCTTTGAAGTTAGGTATAAACTCTAATAATGTATTATCAATAGAATATACACCGACACTAACTCTTGATTGAGCTATATTGAATACGTTGTCTATTTTGTAATCGCCAATAAGAGTCTTATCCTTCGCTGTAATCTTCGAAGGTTGAGCTAAACTGTCTAGCTCTAATTGCTCTATATTGTATACAAATTCTGCCACGTTATTGTTCTGCCTGTGTTATATTTAAATCTATAATTTGCTGTTGATAGTCAAGAAGCTGTCTTCTTAGCTGTGCTATTTCATCTAATAAGGGCTGAATATCAGTAGTATCTTTTTCGTAGTCTACTAGTTCACTACTTTTATTAATTAAGTAAGCATGTGATTGATTTTCTCCTTCTGGTGATATTTCTAGGTACAATCTTTCATATTCGCTAAAAAACTGTTCAATAGTTCTCTCTTGTTCTGCATCTACAGGTGTTACGAAAGACTTGAACTCTCTATCGATTACCTTATTAAAGGTATCTTTATTATAAACAGTTTTGGAAATTTTTACGTTCTTAGCCATTCTTCACTACTTTAAAAATGTTATTGTTATCAATTACAATTACACTTCCATTTAAAGTAGTTTTGATTAAAAGCTTGTAGTACCTTTCTGGCTGAAGGGTATCCATGTATACATCAAAATAACTACTAGTGTTGTCAGCGCTTATCTTAGTAAATGTATTATCAAAATCTATAATCATCTCTTGACTAAAATCGTCTTGTATACCCCAGTAAGAAGCTTCTGGTAGTTTGTAGTTTGTTAGGTAGATAGATGAAGTAGAAAATGTTCTAGTCGGATATTTTGGTCTAGCAGATATTCTAAATCTTGTCTTATCAGAATCTGTGTATTCTCCTCTATGATTTTTAATACTTACAGTTGCAATATCAGTATCAAGCTCTGTAAGGGTACTACTATAGGTTGCATCGTCCCATTTTATTTCTAAATAAGGAGGAAATATAGTGTGGGTGTCTGAACCGTAATATTTAAGATTGATACTTGCTGATGTGTAGTTTTCGTAGCCATCTTGTATTTTAAGTAGTAACCCGTTATTATCTATAGAACCGCTGTACATTGCATCAATGATAGATGTAACGTTCATATTAACATCATAGTCTGAACTAAGATTAAATGTTTGACTAGCAGAATAATCTGTTAAGTAATCTCCTCCTAAGGTATCCCATTCAGTTGAATAATCATCTTTAAATTTCCAACTTACTCCTGTTTTATTAGCAGGACTGTCACCTCCTTTACCTGTACCGTTTTTCCAAGAAGAAGAAACAGGGTAAGCAAAAAGGGTGTACGTATCTGGTATTTCTGTAGCGTGGGCAAGTGAAAGGTGTAAGCTTGCACTATATGAACCTGTAACTTTAGTATCAATACTGGATGTCAATTCAGCTTGGCTAAACTGCACTAAGGTTCTTTTAGTTCTACCTACTAAGTTAATATCGGGATACCCGCCAACCTCTACTACCTCGTCTTTACCTGCATTACCGTAAATACCAGCTACTGTAGGTTCTGACCAGATGTAAGCATCTTTTTCGGGATATATTCTATATACTGCCATTCTATACTGTTGTTACTCTACCTTCTATATCTATATCAGGGTACTTAACTTCAAAGATACAAGGATAATAAGAAGGGTAAACAACTCCTCCTTTAGTAGCACCCTCTGTATCGTAAGCAAATTGAGAGTAATTACCTCCTGCTTTGTTGTTAATCCTAACAGACTTCACTGTCTGCACACCTTTGACTTGGTCTAAGGCTGTAAATACATTTGATATGTTGATAGGTTGATTTATATTTCTTCTTGTTGTAGCAAAATATTCTTTAAGCCTGTTAGTACAGTTTAATAGTACATCTCTAGAAGCATAATTAGGTAGTGTTAGTACCTCAAACTTAACTCCTATATTAACTACAAATGCATCTTTAATATCTATAGCATCCGTTATCATCATATACTCAGTAAGATATGTCTTGAGATTATTTTTCAATGATGTAGGTGCTGTAATTAGTTTGCCGCTGTTATCATAAGCTAAGACATACATTGATAATGCTAAAGGGTTAGTCTCTAACATACTTGTTCTGTTTTGACTAAACTCCTTAGTTACGTATGCTTTAGCTATAGAACCAAACTGAGGCGGGAGTGATAATGCTCTTACTGTATAGTCCGCGGTAGTAACAGCTCTCTTCTGTTCAGAGAATGCTTTCAGTGAATTTTGTCTCAACTCTTCTACTGTATCTCCATCCTTACCTCCTGCAGCTGGTTTTTCGTTGTTAAACGCCAATGTGGTTAAGTAAGTAGAGTCTGTTACTGTAGTTGTTACTACGTCCGTTTCCGTTACAGAGTTGGCAGGTGCATTTGCTTCTACACCGCCTCCAGTAAGGTATCTAATGGTTAGTGTTGTATTACTTGGAGCAATTCCATATGTTCTTGTAAATAAGAAGTTAGATGGATCGAATGCTCTGTCTATTTGTTCAATGTGTTGTTTATCGCCGTATGTTTGAATGTTGGTTGGGTCTGGTAAGAACTCCTCGTCTGTTGCTACGCTCACTCCTGCTCCAAACTGTATCTGCATTTTACCCTGAGATGTGAATCTGGTTACAAATCTTCTAGGAACTCTTTTTATCTGTAATAATGACGGTACCAGGCCGTTATCAGTATTATTATTAGCCCTCTCATCAAATATGGTATCTTGACCTAAGAAAGGTACTTCATACCAGGCATTACCATCACTATCAGTTATATCTAATACTTTTATAATATTTTCGTCATCGATAGTAAGTGTTTTGAACTTTTCTGCTGTAGTGAATGTTTCTTCTACAGTATTGATTTGTCCAGAAATTGCAGTTACTTTTTTCTTAAGTAGGTACTCAGAAGGATTACTATCTTCATCTACTGTTGCAATAGATACTTCGGTAGGGTCATAAGAACTAGAGAATGTAAAGTCAACAGAGTTCTGTAAGATAAATGCTGTATTTCCTACTGCTGTAGACTTAATAGTACTGTTTTCTTGTATCTTAGCCGCTTGATCCCAGTTAGGTGCATAAGTACTACCAGATAAAGCAGCTACTTGTTGAGACACGGTTATTTCTACTTCAGATGCAGTAGTAACTCTAGGTCTATATCCCATCATATAAGCTAAGGAATATAGGTTAGAGGGGTTTTGTGCGTGCTGTAGAAACGTCTCTTGTAATTGTGTATCTTGATAAAATGATAGGATGTCACCGACATACGCTGCCATTTCTATAAACATCATACCTGGTGCAGCGTCATTAAAGTCGTTGTAGCTATCAGGAAAGTAGCTCTTTGCAAACTCAATAAGCTGTCCTTTAAAGTCGCTAAACTCTCTATTTACATACTTTATATCTCTTTGCTCAGCCATTATTGTTCAAAATTTATCACTACTTCATCTTCGATGTTAGTATTTCTTACTTTGTACCTCATAGTAAACTGTACGGTATTATTATCCGGTATACCTACTGTCTCTATACTAAGAGGTTCCACTCTAGGAAAATAGAAATTTAGATCTGCTTTTACAGTTGCATCTATCTCTCGTACTTTATCCTCTGTTAGTTGATCAAAAATAAGTCTCTGTAGACCGTTTCCAAATTCAACATTTAAAAATCTTTCTCCTCTACCTGTTAAAAAGTAATGGATTAAATTAGTTTTTATCGCTTCTTCAGTAGTATAGTTTACGTTAAATACGCTTTTGCCAGAAAAAGGTAATTTTAAACCTACCGCTTTTCTAGGTTGTAAATCTAACGGATCTATTTTTTTTACTTCGAAAGCCATATATAATTAGAGCCCTGCTCTTTCTTTTGTCTTTTTATTTGCAGCATCTAAGATTGCTTTACTTCTACTTAAATCTAGCCCTGGTACTGTGGATAGGTCTAGACCTGCTCCTGCTCCAGATAACTGTGATGCAGTACGTTGTGCAAAGTTAGGTGCTTGAACTCCAGCAGAGTTAGCATTAATAACTGTTCTGTAATCTTCAGTAGTCATTTCTGAAGCTGTCTGCTGTAACATCTCGTCTAAAGTAGAAGATTTACCGTAAGACCATTTCTTAGGTTGCCCTTTCTCAACAGTCTGGTAAACTTGAGTTTCTTTAGTAGGAGTAGAAGCATATTTTACTGCTTCATTCATTACATCTTGTAACTCCTCCTTAACTGCCGCTCTTACTTCTTCTCGTATGATTTTTCTTAATTGATCGAGTTTCATATATATAAATAGTTTAGTTATGGAAGTTGATTGTCTATTCTGAATTTTATTTCATCTAAAAGTACCTGAGTGGAAGAACTAAAGGATTTTGGTCCTCTAAGTACTACAACACCTGAGGCATCTTTAGCTACTGCAAACCTTCTTGGTGCAATAGAAGGAGAATCTATATCAGCGACAATCTCTAACTTATATAGATCCCCGTTAGGTCCTCTGTAGTAATAATCTGCATCTTGTCCTGTTCTAGAACCGTCATCTTGCTTAAGAGTATCTAAAAAGCTCTTAATAAGTCCTTTAGTGTCTCTATCGATATTACCATCAGTTAATTTTCTAAGCCCATCTATAATTGTATTATTGCTTTTACCAAAAGCATCATCTAAGGATGACCAGTATTCCGGGTCTTGATCAGGTGGGAATTTTCTAGCTAAGTGGTCTTTAAGACAGATGTACTCTACATCCTCATATTTTAATATTTGATCTTTAAGATACTTTCTACCTGCAGTTAAATTCTTGTTGCCTTCACCAGAGCCTCCAGTACCATCTCCTGTACCAGAGCCTTCAATACCGTCTCCTGTACCAGAACCGTCTGTTCCGTCTCCAATAGTCCACTTACCTTTTCTATTTAAGTCACTAGTGTTTTTAAGACTATCTTTTGAACTATTAGTTAAGCCTTTATTAGAGGTTCCTGCAAGTAGTTGTGGTCCTAGATTAGAAAATATCATATCACCGTCATCATCTGTAAGCCCTAAGTCATCTAAGTCTTTTTGAGTTAGATTACCGTTAGCTAATTGAGCTTTTAATGCTGCTTCTATTTCACATGACTTACAAGCGCTATCGGCTGCTCCTAAATTTCTTTTAAGAGAGTTTAAAGCTAAAGCTGGTGTTTCTAACACAGCTTCTATTGCTTCTATAAGTTCGTCTATTTGTTTTATTAACTCTTTAAGTAAGTGCATTATATCAGCAAACTTCATAGAGATATTAACAGGTATACCAAATCCAGGAGGAACTGATTGAGGTATTGGGAGTAACTTAATAATGAGTAGCGCTTTCTCTAATCCCGATAAGGGTGTTTTTAACTTACCTGGTAATGATTTAAATTTAGCTAATCTTGACTGTACTGCTGATAATGCATTGTTAGCTTGGTTAAGTTTATTTCTTAGTCTCTGTACTTCATTGTTTTCAGGGCAGCCTTCTCTATTTAACTTATTGGTAATGTTTGTAGCGGTATCTAATACTTTAGACATTACCTGTCCTTGCATCTTACCAACTATTTTGGCGACACTTCCTCCTAATCCACTATTTGGTATATTAACGTATGGCATTATTCAGTAAATACTTTTTTAGAGTGTAGCTGTTTAAGTAAATTTTTCATTGTAGGTATTAAAGGAAGTATAGAGTTAGCTGTAGCAATTTGCTTAGCAACATAAGCTGGTGGAGCAGGTGGAGCAGTAGCTATACTTTTAACTAATGTTTCGAATTGTGACATAAAATCATCTAACCAGTCTGTAGAGGTTTGACCTAACAGAACGGGTTCTTTTTCTTTAAATGCATCTGTT